CTTTTACCAAAACCGTACCAGCCTGTTCAGCTACTGCTTCTGTTTTAGTTGCTTTTGTTTCTTCTGCCATTCGTTACTCCTTACGCAGTTTTGTGGACGTAGATCGCTTTCTTCTTGCTGTCAAGGACAAAGGCATCGTAACGGATACGACCTTCTACAAGGTAGCCGTTGATTCCTGGTGGGTTATCGTGGATCTTGTAGTCTTCGAGTTTGACAGGAGAAGTGGTAGCGATAGGGTGCGCAATAACAAACGCTACGTTTTCTGGCAAGCGAGAAGTTGGTGTCAAGATAACTGGCAAGCCGTCGATAGCTCCCACTTGACCCTTGAACGCTACTTCTTGACCGAGGTCAGAGTTTTTAACGAATGATGGATCAAGTTTAATGAGTTTGTAAAACTCTGGAGATACGTGTAGTTTGCGTCCTTCTTCCGGCACAAGCGCATCAGTCAATTTAACTTGACCGTCAAGCACTGCTTCATAAGCGTTGTTTTTAGTTACTGCGCCAGTTTTTACATTGGCTGTGTCAGCACCAGCAACGACTTTGCCGAAGCGGTAAGTGTCGACTTCTGGGATAATCACTTCTGAAAGTTGACGGGCAAGGGCTTTGCCTGCTTCCATTGCGCCGTTTGTGTCTTGCACTGAGCGTTTGTCGATTGTGAACGTGAATGAACGGTCTTTAGTAAGTGTCAACGTTTGGACGTTGTTTTCCAATTCGGCAGCCGTACCGTAACGAGTGTTACCAGTAAGCGCGTAGTCGTTCATTGCTGTTGTTGGAATTGAGTAGACTTTAACGGTATCTACACCGGTAAAGTCGTAGTCAGAGTTGACGATACCAGTTGAGAGGGCTTCTTTGGTAAAGCGCTCATCTACTTTAGCATCAAATTTAGCTGCATAGTTAATAGTCATATAGGCTTATCCTACTTTCTTTTATTTTTTAAATGCTGTCAAAGCCAGCAAATAGAGCTTTATCTTCCGGGCTGAGGTCGCTATCACCACCAGCGGACGGATTGCCACCAAGTGCGAACTTTGGCTGTGGTTCCTGTGGTTCTTCCTTTGTTACAAAAAGGTAAGGGCTTGATTCCTTTAGACCGTTGATAGTTTCTTCTAGTTTTGGCTTGCCATCTTCTGCAAGCTCGATCTTGTCAAGATCAATAAACTTCATTAGGTCCTCGGAGTTATGCGCTCCCACGTCTTTCAAAGCCAAGGCAACCGCGTTGGTTTTCTTAACTTGCGCAAGGTTCGCTTCACTATCCGTCTTATAGCTTTCAAATTGAGCTTGTAAGTCTGCCAGTTGTTTCTTGGCTTCTTCGCTAGCTCCCTCTTTAGCTTGTAAGTCTTTGATAGCTTGGTCCCGTTGTTCAAGTTGTGTTTTTAAGCTGTCGTTTTCTGCTTGTACTTCTGACTTGGCTTCTTTGATTGCTGACCCGTACGCTGCCATAATGCGCTCAATAGTGTCCTTGTCCTCAATACCTGCATCAACTAACATCTCACGTTTTAAACTCATAGTTCAAAACTCCTTCCTGTTTTACGTCCAGTAGACGATTTTGGCGGTTTACGTCCGCCAACGAAAGCTCCCAGCGGGTTACGATCCCGCAATAGGCAAGAAAAAAGGAGGAAATCACCTATTATCCAGAAAGGGAGCAAAATAAAAAAGGCTATAAAAGCCTTTATCCTTCGTTTGGTTTAAAATACCTTTCTCTCGCATAGTCACGATGCAAGAAAGGTTTATCTGCGATATAATCTCGCAAGGTTGCTTGCTGGTCTCTGATTTTGGTTTTAAACTTGCTGATAAGTTCCTGGTCGCCCAGCTTCTCGGCAACGTGCAACTTCTCCTTAGACTTGCGAATGGCTCGCTCGTATGCTCTTTGTTTAGATTGAGCATTAGCATTTCTAATAGCTTCTTCCTGCGTTATATTCTTAACGTCCGGTCCTAGTTCTGGGAGTTCGTTTATACCAGGTACAAACGGGGTCAGCATGTGTCCGCAGTTGATACCCAAACAACCTCCAGGAGTGCCGTAACCATGATCTGCAAGCGATAGAATACTAATACCGTGTTCTTCCCTTGCCGGGCCATAGGTTACAATATGGTGCTGTAAGGGTGCGCAAGCCTCGCGGGCCGTTGCTTTCTTGGAATAATAAAAGGTATCAATACCCAGCTCGTCCGCTGGCATGGTTCGCATCTCTCGGTAGCTACGCATGACTGTAGTTTTAATAACAGTTCTAGCGTAGTTATCCACTTTCCAATAATGCCCACCGCGATCAATAAAACCTTTAAAGCCTATCTCTTGCCATTTCATGACGGTTTGAGATACAGCCTTGTCATGTGTGACTAGTCCAACCACTTGACGGGCTACCACTTCCTGGACCATTTGACGATAGACATCTGTAACGATGCCAGGGAGTGTGGTATTAATCAAGTTACTAATATCACCGTGCGACTGTTCGAAGTAACCGGCCAGCAACTCCTGCGCGTGCTTAGAATCGCCAAAATCACCGCCTCCAAGGTCGTCTAAGAGCTGTTCTTTAGTAGTCTGATAGATTTTAAAGCCTTCATCTTCAATAACCTTACGGAGCTGTTCACGGCCTATTTTAGAATAACGTGCGATTGTGTCCAGGTTCTGCTCATTTAGCATGTGCATTTGGCTCATTCGCTCTAACTGCCAGATATACGGGTTGTCTGCCAGTGATTCAGCACCGCGCTCTAAAAGCCTGTCAATAACCTCGTCGAATAGGTCGCGCGCCATTTGATGATAGATATCACCAACTTGTGATGCGCGCAACTCTAATTGTTCCTCGTTAAATAACACCGGGTACTTGTTACGCGCCATTTATTTACTCTCCATAAATATCAACTTCGCTGGTGCTGCGTTCTAGCTCCATGCTCTCAGCGGTCTCTTTCTTGATATCCGCAAGCATTTGTGCGGCTTCCTTGTCTGACAAGCCCAGCGCCTTGGAAATAGCGTACTGCTTACTAACAAGGCCACTTAACAAAGCCTTAGCGTAGTAGTCAAGCTCGTTATTCTTGTCGACAAAGACACCATCATCAAGGTTAACCGTGATGTCGTCCATCTCTGGAATAGGCCCGCTATACAAGCCGTACAGCTTCCCAATCTCACAAATAGAGATCACAAGCTCTTTGATAGACTGATCTACAAGGCTCACGATGCTGTTTCTCAACTGGTATGTGTCAGAGTTTTCGGACACAACCTCAGTCGCAGTCTTCATGCTCTTACCGTCAAAGGTAAACATGCCAGGCGATACCCCGACCTGCATTTCAAACAACGCAAGGCCTTCGTTGATTGCCTTGATATAATCGTCTGAACGGATAGGAGTAGTGAGGTCTGTGATATTGATAGGTGTGTCTTTGCCACCGTCAATCTGTTCATAGACGTTCTGCTCTGGATCAAATTCGCGCGTGACAAGATCAGTTTCTCCGTGATGGTCAAAACCAATCCGGACAGTTTGGTCTGGTACTAACACGCGCCGTTGACCCATTCGTACTTCCCACTTAAACTCGTCATAAGTGGTATTGATAAAATCAATAGTACTTTTGGCATTATCAAAGATAGACAACCCAAGCGGGCTGTTGATGTCTTTGTTGTTCATGCCAGGAGGTTTTAGATACGTAAACAACGGCCGTGTAAGCCCGTCAAGCGTTACTTCTTCCTCAAGGTCCTCATATACCTCGGATAGTGGTACACGGTCACCAACGCGCTCCTTTTCGCTTGAGCGATACAACTCATTAGTGATTGTGTATTTCTTATCCTTTGTCCACTCATGCAACTCGATCAAAGTATAGTAGATTGTTTCTTTCCCTACTGTCTTTTGACTCTTATTGATAATCGCTGCAGAAGATACGTCCTGCGTGTTAGATTGCAATGGATAAAATACAGGGGCTTGAATGAATGAAATCTTAATCTTATCATCGTCAACGTACGGACGCATAGCAAGACCACCCAAGGCCAAACAGCTCTCAAGGTATCGCTCAAAGTTCTTGTTAAAGCGGTCATTCAGCAAAACAGTTTGAATGAACTCATTTGTCGCTCCATTCGCAACGCTTATCTCTGCCTGTTCATTGAATACCAGGCTGGCAATCTTCTTACAAGCCGTGCGGGCAATAGGCAAGTGGTTTCGTGTCCGTTGCTTATCAACGCGATTAGAGTTGCGATACCGGATAGGGTCCCACTTACTCTGATAGTATTTTAAGTTCTTTTGAATACGATCGTATTCGTCCTTGTTGATTGCGATTTTAGGATGTTCTGTGATATTGCCTAATGATTGGCTTGTCATTACATATTTACCCCTCTTAAAAATATTTCTTATTGATTGTAAGATACTCATTTCAAACCTTTCTTAGGCTTTTAATCTTAGTAGTTGTGCATTGTCAACGACCATATACTGGAACGCGTCGCAAGTGTGATCGTCCTCTTTAATAACTTTCGGGTCGTCGTCTTTTACTGTTTTCTCGTCCCACTGATAGCGCTTGTGTTCCTCAATAAAATACTTGAGGTTATTTTCTGTTGGGAAATAATAAAAACGACCATTCGCAAGGAGCGATTGGACGTACTCTGTCATTATTATTTTCTTCTTCTTAGCTACCGGATGCCAGCGAATACCAAAGTCCTCTAAATATTGATTTCTCAAAGCTCCCTCCGCACTATCTATTGTCATTTCGATTACTGGTACATTCGGATATTTCTGCGTCTGCTTGATAACAAAGTCATGTAGCTCCTTAGATAATACGCTCGGGGCTTTTTTCTTAACCTTACCAGCGGGGCTATAGTAGTAGTTATCCACAAGATAGAGATTAGACCTGTTAGTAACAACCGCGTGTAAGCAAGTAGTTGCTGACTGTTGGTGCCCGGTATCCGCTGCGAATAACTGACCTATGACACGTTCTCCGTCCGGTATTTTATCCGCACGTTTAAACAGGTCCATGTTATACACGTTCGTACCAAGGCCCACGGGTTCTCCCAGGTACAAATACCTGTAATAGTCGTAATCGTTTGTTTTGATACGCTCTATCTCGTCCAGCATTTGTTCAGTCACAAAGCCCAGCTCGTCGTCCAGGTAACTTGATTCATGTATCAAGTATTTCTCGGCCGTCCGCAACGAATCAACCCACTCATTGATCCAGTTGTAAGGGTTACGAGGTGGGTTGTACGACCAAAAAAACTGCACAAACGGATAGTCCGGGTGCTTCTGACGCATGAAAGTACTGTTTGATTGGTCGAACTCTTCCGAATCAGCGAACTCTGCTGCTTCCTCGTACCATACAGCAATAACCTTTCCGACCTCGTTAGATTTCAGCTTCTGGAAGTCGTCCTGCCCGTAGAAGTGGAACGTCGAACCCGTCCGTCTATGTACGATCTTATAAGGGCTTTTAGTACGTTTGAACTGATTAGCCATTCCAAACTTATCAAGCGCCCAGATTATCTTCTTGTAGACACTATCAAAGATTGTGTTACCAACTTTCCGGACAATAATAATCTCTACACATTGCCCCTGGGTTATCGCTTTAATCATCATAAAGACAAGCAACAAAGCAATGACTGAAGACTTAAAAGAGTTCCGTCCGCCCTTTAAAACATTGTAAGGCTTTGCCGACCGCCACACACTATAAAACTTAGGATTGATCTCTTTACTTAGTTTTATAGTTGGTTTAGTCGTTCGGGATATCGTCGATGATGAGGATTGACTCATCAGCACCACCTCCCGCCTCGTCTAACGCCTGGGCCTTGCGTTTATTCTCAAGCTCAAGCGACTTGATACGTGCTTTCTGTTCTTTCTTATCAAGCGCGTCCTTGGCACCCTCACTGTTTACTATCTTAGATATCAGCTCCATGTGACGCGAGCTACCTTTTAAGGCTTTCTGCATTGCTACCAAAAGGAGAGCTGACTCGTAATCGTCCTCAAAACCCATGTCCTGTAGTACTCTAGAGAGCTGAGGATTCGAAACTTTGGAAACAAGTAGAGCTTCAAGCGTCTTTTTCATGTTCGCTTTTCTTTTACGCGCCTTACCAGAAGCAATACCCGCTTTTCTTGCATTCGCTCGGCGTTCTTCGGGCGTTCGCTGTTCATTTGGTATTAAATTATCTGCACCAGCCATCGCCTCACTTCCTTTTCAAATAGTATTCTTAGTTCAATTTAACAGCCGTCTGTCCTGTGTGTTCTTCCCAGCGTTGAATTGTAGCATCCACATACCGTGGATCTAACTCCATGCCAAAATAGGTCCGTCCTAAATCCTCACAAACAA